ACCTTTTTCATAATATAACGAGCAACGTAAGCAGCAGAATTAAAAGTAACGTCTCCAACAGTAGAATGACCCAATGATAAACCCGTATCGGGATCAGTCCAGAGAGCCTCCAAACTAGGAGATCTGTAGAGTTTGGAACCATTCTGCTTTTTCCAAAAGTAACGATCATTAAAGCGATGATTGAACAAACAAGCATGATAATGAGGCCTACCAAAATTTTCACCATATTCTCCACAATGAAAATAACGAATACCTGAACCGTATTCTTTACGCAAACGTTTCATAAACTTCTGCCAAGGTACTACAGATAATCCCCCACCAGGGGGTAAGTGTTTGTCGATAGCTTCTTGATTAAATGTAAGCGTTATATAGCAATTATTAACACCATATAAAGATGCTTCATGCATACAACGAACAGCCCATTGCCTAGAACGCTCAAGGCGACAACCACAACATTTTCCACAAGGTAAATTAATTTTAGGCAAAGGAAAATTCGTACCCTTAGCATAATCGGGAACTTTGAAACGAATATCTAATTTGCCGTTAGCTTTATAACCTAAATTAAAAGCTTGGATAGGGTGAAAACATGGCATATACTTACTCCGTAATAGTAGATTAGCCCGGGGTCAGAAGCCGGGCTTTTTTTTTGGAATTACAAACGAATTCCGCCACGCATAGATTTAACATAGTTAAGCCTGTTAACTTTATTAACTCCTTTTTTAAACATACGTTTTGAACGTTTTTTTGAAAGTCTGCGACGCTTGAACATACAATTTCTCCTCAGTTAGTAAACCACAGTGGTGTCAGTCCGCACATTTAACATCAAGTGGGTTAAATGTGCGGCTCAGAGTCCACGGCTGGCGTGGGTTCTGCGGTGTTTTGTACATAAACACCTAGTTCTGTTAATTCTTTCTTCATAGAAGGGTCTTCTAATGCAGCCAAAAATTCACCAGGATTATTATTAAATCTAGCACGTAGATTTGGATCAAGAGTCATAAAAGACTCTTCAGCTTGTTGAACAAGCATTACAGCATCAAAATAGTCATGACACTGAGTAAAGTCGCCAAAAGTAGGCGCATCAGGTCTTTGTAGAACAGTACCTGTTAAACGGTACTTATTCATTATAGAATTGATATTAACAGCATCCGCTGTGTTACGTTGGGTCTTAGATACAGACCCTTCAAAAGACTTCTGAACGCGTTTACGGGGCATGATTATCTCCGATTTCCAGTTTTATAAGAATACCAAGCATTTTTCAATGCATTATTAGCAGAAAATACCTTGTTAGCTTGAGAAGCTTTATAAGCTTTGAAAGCCATACCGGCTAAACCACCAATACCAGCACCAACAGTGCCAACAGCTGCTAAAGCAGAATTAGGTCTAAAGCCGCCAAGCTTTTCTATAATGTCAGCTTCCAACTTGGCAACACGAGCATCTTGTTGTGCTTTAGACGCAAGATTATTAGAAAGATTAGTATCAGCATTAAGCTTTTCATTAGTTTGAGCTAAATTCTTTAGCTCCGCTTTAGTACGAATAGCTTCAATAGCAGAAGAGCCTGCACGCTCCATTACATTTTGCGCTTGATAAGAAGCGCCAGAAGGCGCAGAAGCGCCTCCTTGCGTATAAGCAAGAGCAGGATTAAGACCAGCAGCTTTCATGTCAGCAACAGCACGTTGATAAGCAGAATTAGACATACGCTCCTGAAAAGCCATTTGCTCACGAGCAACAGATTTATTAGCAGCGTTTTGAGCAGAGGTGCCCCAAATTTGAGCACCTCCAGTCAACGCCGAACCAACAGTACCTAATGCAGTATCGAACCAACCCATTATAATCTCCGTATACCAGGTACAGAATACAATGACATTACACGAGCTGTTTTGTAATCAAAACGACAGTCTAACAAAATGTCGTTAACATACGTAGAAGCAGCAAGTACACGAGTCATTGGAGGATCTTCAGTGATAAATGCATCTGCTAAAGGTGGTAAAGCACTGAAATCTTGAGCCAAATGCCAAGTATCCAAAGAAGTTGAAGAGTTAGAACTAAAGTTACCAGTAACCTGAGAAGGTTTATAGCGATATTCCGCAGCATATTCTTGGTAACCCCAAACACCTTGGTCATCAGTTGCACCAGTGCCAATAGTACCGGAAGCAAAAATCTCTTGATTTAGAACAGCCTGTTCACCGATATTGTTGAAAACAGGCCAGAAGAAATCAAACTTTGTGGATCTAGTCCACATACGATTAATACCTTGCTGGTATGTAATATCAGCACGGACATTAGCTAAACCAATAATATAACCATGTTCAACAAAGGATTTAGAAAATCCGTGACCATGAGCAGTTAAGGTACCAAAAGCAGCAAGGGTACCTAAAGGAGTTGTATCAGTTTCGGATGATTGCGCTATAGGCGTAATGTTTATGTATGAACGCCCAACCCCTAGTAGCTCCGGACGTTGCATACGGAAGTCTGGAGACTGTGCTCCGAAATGAGCAAGAACAACTTCAATATAACGAGTACCACCACGAGCTTGGATTTCATAGAATTGTTGAACAGTAGCAGCTAAACGTAATGCATTAATTGTAGCTGCAGTAGCACTAGCTAAATCTACATCCATAGAAGCTATGGTAAATCCGTCAGCACCCCAGTTGGTAGTAGCTGCGGTACCACCATAGCCAGATAGAGTTAAAGTACTGAGAGAACCGCCAAGTTGGCCAGCAGCAATATCACGATGGCCAGCTTCGGTAGAAGCACGTGCTTGAATAGGTTGACCGGTAGACAGGATAGGGGCAGTTGTACCTAAAGGTAATTCAACTTGTGGCCCCTTTTGTGCCCAAGGTAAAGCAGATGTAAAGTAATCGTGACGCTTACCACGTTTTAACAAATCATAATCATCTAAGTCATCAGGGCCATCATCGGTTGAAACAACAATAGAATCTTGTAAATTTTGATCTCTAAACCAATCGTTCCATATAAGTTGGTAGCCTCTCAAAGGAAGGGCATTCACCTTAGCTTTAGTGGGACCATATTGTGTAGAGTTTGCAGGCAAACCCATATAGTCACCTAAAGAACCAGTTGGAATTACAGCATTTACAGTAGGATAAGCTTTGGGAAGAATATACTCTGTAGAAAATGTAGGATCTGGATCAATTTGCATACCGCAAAACTCTTCCCAATGATCCCAAACTAATCGGTTTGGAACAAAGAAAAAGAATGTTTCAAGATATAAATTATCCATGATAGGAAAAATTGGTGTAGCAAGACGACCAAAGGCAGTCAAACGACAGTTAACAGAATCACCAGGTAGAACTTCGTCTACCAAAATAGGTACCAAATAACCGGCATCAAATGTTGTTTTAAGTGTATGAGAACGGTCAAAAGAAGAACGAGGACGAGAAACATTGGGGGCTTTCGCAAACAAATGTTGCGAAGTAGAACGAGTAGAGTGTGCCATTTAGAACTCCTAAAATAAAAGACCCCACTTAAGGGGTCATATTATGATAAGACTAGTTCTTTACAAAAGAAGTTGCAAGTCCCATATTCTTAGGAACATCATTTAACTCAAATATACCATTATCATCATGAAAAATACCCATATACATTAAAGCAAAGTCATGAGGATACTGACCAACAGGAGTCTCAGGATTATTAGCTTGAGCAGTAAATGCTCTGACAGCCTCGGCTTCAGAGACAAAGAGGTGTGGGGTACTAAAAGTACCAGCACAAGAATCTAGAACACAAAATACAAACTTAAGAGCCATGATTACCTCCGTAACAAAATATTAGAAACATTGAATAATAAAGATAGAGGTGATAAAGCAATATTCAACCCAAGAAGATCTTCGGGAGCTAAATCATCTAATTTATCGTATATATCTTCTAAAGAAGAATCTTCATCATGAAGACTCAATTCATGATAGATATCTTGAGCACAACGCTCAATAGAAGAAAGCGATATATTCATAGATTATTATCCTTTTTTAAAAATAGAGAATCTATCTTTTTTGCATGAATAGATTGAGAACGAGAGGAAAAGTTTTCTAAAGCAATAAAATCGATAAGTGATCGAGAAAAATCTTGCCAAGCAAGACAATAAGCAGCCATATACAAATCACGTTCATGTTCAGAGATGTTTTTAAGTTGATCAGAAGTTAATGACATAAATACCTCATAGTAGATTAAAGATAACGTTTTAATTTTGAAATTTTATCCAAACAAATTTCTTCACGAACAGCAAGTCGATCCGGAGTATTATCCCAAGCTCTAGCTTCGCCATTTTTTGCTCGCATAAGCTTTAAAGTCTCATATTCATGAGGCTCTAGCAACTCATAAAGAGTATCATAGTAACGAGGAGGTTTGGTTATCTTATTATTAATAAGCACTTTGTCATGAGGATAAATATCAGTATGAAACTCATCAAAGTAATGTTTTGCAATGCCAGGTCGACGAGACATAGTTATATATTCAGCCTTCAAATCGTAACGGGCTTGTATTTCAGCAGTTTCTTTGTCGACATCAAAAACAGCATAATGTTCTTTGGCTTGCTCGCCATTTACCTTTTTCATAATATAACGAGCAACGTAAGCAGCAGAATTAAAAGTAACGTCTCCAACAGTAGAATGACCCAATGATAAACCCGTATCGGGATCAGTCCAGAGAGCCTCCAAACTAGGAG